TACGTGCGTTGGACAGTTTGATGGTAGACGTGTCGGCGTAGTCATCGACGACGTAGCCGAAAAACACACCTTGATGGGTCGTTGTTACTACTACTGGTTGCATTTTCACGATACCTCCTCTCGTGTCATGATGTAATCGGTCAGGTCCTGTCAGGTATCCGGTACCGAGTCTCGATCCAGACGCGCCGCTTGCACCGCAGCACCCTCCCATAAGGATAGTCATCGACCAGGTATGCCGACTCCTGGCTCCGGTGGATCGGGGGAAGGATGATCTTGACGTCCAGGTCACTCTTGTTTGTGATCTCTCGATGTAGTCATAGATCAATGCCGAGAGCCAGGCGCACCCTGGTCTCGCGATCTGCTGGTTCGGTGTCTCCAAGCACCGAGCTACCGCAGACGTCGCACACCACGTCATCGTGCCGCCCACGGACCACGTCTGAATACTCGTGCCCATGTGCGTCTCGGTACCAGGTACCGTGATACTTAGCAGCTCGACGGCATTCCTCACAGATCCTCAGACAGAGTCCCGCACTCGCTCGGTAGGTGATGACAGTTACGCTCATGATCGATGCCTCTCCTCTCGATGGGGTTAGCGGTTGTGGTCGTTGAGTTGGACAGGTGGCCTCCACCCTCCACGATCATCTCGTCGCCACTGACGGCCATCGGCCGATATGCCAAGCTGGTAGTTGGCTAAGCCAGGGCCTCGCGTGAGGATCGGCCCCCATTGGATCGAGGGCACCTCGTGATGGACGCATATCGGCTGTCCGGCCTCGCCCCACGTGTAGTCGATGCAGTCAGGGCAGTACAGCTCCCCATCATCTGACGTATCCCAGCCGTTCGCTCTGGGATCGGTGCTAGTCGCGTCACAACGGGGGCAATGGCACTCGATTCTTTCCGCATCCATTACTTTCTCTCCTTTCGATGGGTGATGGGGCGGATTAGTTGGTCGGGTCGTCCAGGAGCCATTCTTCGGCGTTGCTATGGTCGATGTAGAAGCACTTCCGAAGACCATACTTGACCGGCAAACGCCATTCTTGCGGGCGCGTCTTCCATGTTTTGATCGGCCCGTTGACGCGACACCGTAGCGCTGTTCCATCAGCGTTGCGTTCGGTGGTGTGGTAGAGTTCTTGTCGGTAACGTAGCAGTGTCGCCTGTTGCTTTGTGATCATGATACCTCCTCTCGATGGGTGATGGGGCGGGGGTTAGAGATTGGCTACTGAGGAACGCACCAGTGCTCTCCATCCCAGCAGTCATATCGGCCGCTGGGGAGCTTGAGCTTGACAGTGCTGCCCCGAGGGTCGCCTTGAAACGTAACGACGATCTTCGGGTCGATCTGCTTGATGAGAGCCACGATGCGGCGCTCGACGTGGAGTTCTCTGGCTTCCTCGGTAGGAGATAACTCTCGGTTGCAACGTGTCTCTTGGATATGCCCGTGCGTTGTGGCTAGTCTGCATATCTTCGAGCACGTCTCGATGAAAGACTCGGTTACCGGCCCATAGTCGGCCACCAAGCCTAAAGCGAGTTCTAAACCCTTTTTTGTTGCACTGCTCACGGTTCCTCTCCTCTCAACTAGGTGATGGGGTCAGGCGTTACCGATCGTGGCCGTCGTACCACGAGATCAGATCGTGGTCGACGATGTCACTGAGGCTCGCATCCATCCATCGCTTCGCCATAAACAACCACAATCGGATCCCTCCATGAGTGGTACGCAACAGCCACAGTGGCTTGCCGGCCACGTAGCCAGGCTGCGCTGTGATGACGGGGATGAGTTTGTCCGGCACCACCACGTCGTGACCACGTATGATGACATTCATGATCGATGCTCTCCTCTCGATGGGGTTAGCGGGCATCGCTCGCGTGCTCGGCGCGCTCGAGGCTTTTGAGACAGTGGGCATGGAGTATGCGGAGGACTCGACGCGCTACCTGTGCGTCGGAGTGCATCTGCTCGAACCCGCACCATGGGCAGATAGCGTAGTTGAGGCCGCGTGAGTAGATCACCTCGATACGTGGCTCGCGCGTCTGGTTGTTGGTAGGCATGATCTCTCCTTTCGACTGGGCGATGGGGTCAGGCGTTATGGATGCCTGGAAATCGATACGGATCAAGTCGACACTGACACCAGCCGGACAATGCGGCAGTGGGGTTGGGCAGATCTACCTCACCATGCCCATTTTGACCCACACGGTAATCCTCGCCATGGCGAGCCGATCGAGCGCGCCAGAGCTCATCCCGGCGTGCCCGACACCGCCACAGTCGGTCCACCAAGTGCATCCCACCGGGCGCGCATAGGCGTGCCAATCCCTGTCACCGTCGCGGAAGCACCGTCTGCCATCGTATCCCTTCGGAGCCTTGATTATGACATCCATCTCTTTTCCTCCGCCCCGTGGGCCCCATTGCCCGACAGGGAATATTATCCTCCTCAAAGCCACACGATCCGGTATTTGCCAAACCGAACCCGGCCAGTTCTCTTGAGCCTGGCCATTTTCCGCCCATCGGCGGCATCGGCTATGGCGTAGCAGACATAACGCCATGCCGACCTGATCGATGGGCACTCGGCAGTGTCGATCAGACGGCCATGATGGTAGATCTTGAGATGTTGCGGCCGGCGGTCCGGACGTGCGTCATACGGCACGTGTCTCGCATGGCCCAACACCGGCACCAACGCATCGGTGGCCATGATCGACGGGGCGGATGGTTCCCGCATGGTATCCTCCTGTCCCGTGATAGTGTCTCCCGCGCATAAGCTGCGGGTGATCGCGTGAGATCAATCAGATTGTCACAGATCGATTGCGCGGCATCTGTCAGCCGCCGTCCCTCGCGGACGTGACACCATAGTGCAATCGACAGTCCACACGGTGAGGAAAAATGTAGATATCATCTAACCCGTTGACTGTTAGTATGTTATGACATTGAGACAATAAGTCTCACACACCAAACCAGCCTGATTGAGACAATATGTCCGAGTGATATTTCCCGTTGTCCGCACAATATTCCACAGTTTGTGAAGATGTATAGAGATCAATCCGTCCATCCGGATTGACGGATGCATGGTACAACCTTGACGTGGACGTCAAAGTCGGCTAGCGTCACATAAGGCCGTCGAGGACCGCTTTGTCCGAGATGCCACGCAGAACAGCTAAAATCCCGCCTATAATCGACGTAAACCTCTCCCACGGTGTACCACCACCACCAACGACTAGAGTCCCTTAGATGACAACGTCGGGCCTGTAGCGACGTCCACCCTTGAGGTGGGACTTATTGTCCCGTTGCAAGTGGCAGAAATCCCCTATCCGGAATCCAAATGCCTATCTGTACAATCTGTACAACATGGATGATTTCGCTGACATAGGAAACGATGGGCGGTGGGGGGCCCACCCTCCCCAAAAGTGTGCAGAATCGGCACACTTTCCCAAATGTTCGGGTCCTACCCTGAAATCGCCGACCAGGAGCTCCACCCCATGACGGCCCATCCCCTACCTGGAGCCCCCTACCCATCGGCATCCCATGCCAGATCATCCCCACGGTGCTGGACCTCCTACCCCTCCAGGCCACGATCGCACCACCACAGCCATGCCCAGGCCCATCATCATCACATTGAGACAATATGCCCCACCTATCCACCTACCTATGGATATACATATCCAGTGGGACAACATCACATATGCCACGGGCCAATCCATATCACCATGCCACTATCCACCATGATCGATGGAACGATCCACGCCACCACTATGGGGATGCCTTCCCCTCTTCCTCCTCACCATATCCCCAAGTCTATGTCTCATCCTCTCCCTCATCCTATCCCTAATCCTCTCCCTCTCCCTCCTTCTAAGTCTACATCTTCATCTCAATCTCCATGTTTGGCTATGGTCTTGGCTGAGCGTTAGCGAAGCCTCTTCTCTTGGCTTTGGGCTTAGGATATTGGCGTAGCGCAGCGGAGCCTCTTGGGTTGAGCGAAGCGAGACCCCCTCTCCAGGGATAGGCTGCGCGCCGCTTGAGCGCAGCTTGTCATGTACCAGGTAACATATAGGTAGGATGTATGGGGTAGGAGCGCGCGCGCGAGGAGGTGGCCCTCATGGTCCAGTGGGGGGCGATGGTATATTTGGCCGGCCTGTTCAAGCAAAAGAATAATCTTTGTCATGTTTTACAACTCAGGTTGGTGTTTGGACCTAAGTTGGTGTGGGGGGTTGAGTTGGGTCCCATATGGGACTGCAAAAAAATTTTCTAGGAAAGGTTTTGAGTCTGGTTGAGGGGTTGGTAGGGTGTCTTTAGCTACTGTTCAACAAAGACCCCTAGAAATGCCTCTTGTGGGAGGCAGAGGAGGGCAAGATGAACGATTGTTCAGATAAGCAGACTGAGGAGGATGTGGCAACTCAGTACTTCACAACTGGGTGTGTCGATGCAAGGGATGACATCGAGGGGTTGAAGATTAGGGTCATGGGGATCAGGCGGATGTTTCATGCAACTCATAAGTTTCCTGAGATGGCAGACGCGCCTGAGATGATTGCCAATGTTGTGTTGGCTTACCGGCATCTCGAGGATGCTCGGATGAGGTTCGGGAAGGCGATCCAGGCGTGCAATGGTGGTGTGAGTATCTACGACTCCACCGAACAAGGTGCCGATGTCAAGAAATCCCTTCAACAACAGTCCAATAATGCTCTGGAGATGATGAGATTTGTCACTAAGAAAGGGCGTGATAGGCTCATGAAGGCTGGTTACGTTGAAGTGGTGGTGAGAGCCATTCTCGCGATCATCTTGGACAAAGACGTAGAGCAGATCGACGAATGGCTCGACAGCGAGGGTGGCGTGAGTTGCTACGACAAGAAGCCGAAGATGGTTTCTGCCGCTGGCACAATCTATGCACCAGAGTTCTTCGAGACAATCGAGGATGGTACATACTGGATGTTGGTTTGGAAAACGCGCAGGTGGGAGCTGCTGGAGTTGAAAGATGGGCGCGGATCATTGATTGGTTCGGGCATGCCGATATCCATGGAGGAGATGAAGATAGAGATTGGAATGATTGTCGGTCCGATCCCGGTCCCATCCGGGACAATAATGTAGGCAATCAAGGGCTGAGAACAAGTGAGTACTAAGGTTTGCCACGTTCCATGGTGGGCTGTCTGGATCACCCAGGACAAGGATGGCAGGGTCTTTGTCTGGGACTCTGAGCCTGTCTGTGTGGGGCCGTGCTGGATCGGAAAGCCAAGGGTGAACAGGAGGGGCATGATTCCCAAGACGTCCATTCCTGGGGAACACGGCTCTCCCAGGTATGTTTTCGTGGCATGGGGCAGAGAAAATCTACAGTGGCCTGAGTTTATCCGAGAGCTTACTGATGAGGAGAGGACAAGAGAAGAAGTCATTGTCAGGGTAGACAGCTGCATCCAAGCAGCTTGAGGAGAGCAACGATGCCTGACACCGACAAGGCGAGTGAGGATGAGTGATGACGAGAGTAAGAGGAATGAAGAAGACCGTGCCGATACCGCACTGGGCAAGATACATCAGCCAGGACCCTAATGGTGATATCTACGTCTGGAGCGAGAAGCCGGACAAGTGGGACGAATGGCTGTCAGACTTCGTTAACTTCCGATTCATTGCCCACGGGAACCCAAATCCGCAGTGGAAGAAATACTGCCGCAAGCTCACCTATGCCGAACGGACAGCCTGCAAGGTTCTGATCCGCATCCGCAAGAAGGAGAAGCCATGACTGACATTCCGAGACTCGGCATCGATCCAACGCCGCTATCAACATCACCTTGACCTTGGGGAGGAAAACATGAGTATCACAACAGTGTATATCCCATGTTGGGCTCGGTGGGTTACTCAAGACAGAGATGGAACAATCAAAGCCTGGGGAAAAAAACCTATCCAATCATTGCCGGGTGTTTCTCGAGGAATGATTTGGGATCCAGACTATTTGGGAACTCCAATCCCTCACCCAAGAATAGAAATAGGTATTGGCAACCCAAATGATGATTGGAAGAAATACATTCGCAAGTTGACTCTAAAAGAAATCAGAACAGGCAAGGTTAGAATCAAGGTAAGGAATAACAATTGATCAAACCAATGCCGGAGGCTTCGGTGTGGAACGTAAACTTCCCGAGGAGGCTAGTCGGACACCACGGATCTTGCCTCATCGAGGCCTTCGGCTTTTTACTTGGAGATATCTACATGAAGCGTATCCTTGTGCTCCTTCTCCTGGGCTTTCTGGCAAACGTGGCCACCAGCCAGGTTCCAAAACCAAGTGATGACCCGATCCATTTTCCTAGGTTGTTCCGACAGTCACAGATGCCGGAAGGAAGGAATGCAACAAGTCACTCTCAAGGAACGAGGCTTGAGTGGAATTCGAAATATGATGTTGTCATCATGCGTCCATCGTTTGCAAACGGGTTTATTGATGAGCTGAAAGTAATGAACCCAAATATCAGGGTTCTGGCTAGTCTCGGGTACTTTTGCAAGTATGAGAGTGGTATTTGGAATTGTGACAGTGATTATGTTCTCAGGTATGCCGATGGATCGAAGGTCAAGATTCAGAATAATCCAGAAGCTTATGCTCCGGACATGTTCTGGAACAAAGGGGGCGTTCTTGGGAATGCTTACTTTGCCTCCTGGATGATCGCCAATATGGATCTGGTCAGTAATGACTGGGATGGCTTCGGATCGGATGATCTGTCGGTCAGCGGAATAGTCCAGGGTGATGTAACAGTAGATATCAATCAAGTGGACTACGATCGGAATGGATATCCTGATGTAGACAATGATAATGATGGTGACACTTATAGTGATGGGTTTGAAATTGAGGCGTATGCCGATGGTGGAACGGCTGGGGTATCAAAATTCACAACAACAGGAAGTTTTGTTTCACAGGGATATGTTGATTACTCTGGCAACAATCTGGTTGCGCATATTACTGTCTACGGGTTCTACAACTGGAAAACAAATGGGAGATGGACCATTGATGGTACAAAGACTCATACTGCAAATACTCTCTATGTCATAGATGCCGGCGATGTCATCATAGACGATCCTTACAATGGTGTGGATCAACAGTGTTATGCAGATGACAGTGATAATGGTGCAACGCCAACTAGCGATGGGGGGGAAGATTGGAATCCAGTAAAGAATCAAACGGCCGCCTGGGCTTCCTGGCTTGAGGAAACAAGAACTGCGTATGTTGCTGCAACTTCCAACGAACCACTCGAATACTGGAATCCTGGGAGTCCGATCGATCAGGCAAGATCTGATGGTGGAGCCATCTTGATGGAGGCCGAAGATCAGATTTTTGGTGGATCTCTAGCCGCACTTTACAAGCACGCTCACTATTGGGTCAACAATGATTGGGCCGATGAAGATTCCAAGTGGTTTTGCATCACTACAGAGACATGGAAACAAGCCTATGATACGCCATTCCATCCAGAGTGGCGACACGATAAGAGAGCCCAATCGAATTTGAAGCTGCTACGCGCCATGTTGGCAACGTGTTGTGTTGCAGGTGCATTCTATGACCCTGACTATAACTACTTCCATGAAGGAGGAATTTGGCTGGATGAGCTTGAGACGGATCTTGGGTACTACACCACAAAACCATACGTGATCGACAAGGGATTCGGTGCCCATTGGTATGCTGGTGTTGATCCTACTCCTGATGTTCCGACTGGAACAGGTGCTTCAGGAGGTGACTTTGTTGTCAGGTTTTTCGACAACGGCGTTGTCATTGTCTACATGGGATCCGAAGTTGGGGTAGATTCGGCAAAGCTAACTGACCAGGATCTCCAAGATGCTTGGACTGCCGTTGGTGGTGGCGGGCCGTATCCAGGTCCATACTACTCTTTCTTAGGCGGACAAGATCCAGAGTGGAACAATGGGCGAGAGTTCACGTCACGAGTGTTTCACGGATATTTCGGGTCGAACAGAGATGGTAACTCAAGACAGAACAACTCAGCAATATCCTATGGGGATGGATTGATTCTCTACACCACCAGGAAGATTGTTGTCTCCAGCATTGTTGTCGGGAACGATGATATTCAGGAAACAAGCCCGATGAGTCCAGGGCCTCTATATACCGGATCGTGGACGAATAAGGCAGATATCCAAGACAATGATGACAATTGGGATGATAATCCCTACTGGACACAAGGGCCTGTTTATAACACTGAAGTCAACGGTGTCTGGTACTACGGCTACAAGACGGCAGAACCGACAAGCCATTCATCGGTCGTCTATTCGCCATCAATCGGGGTATCTGGGTATTATGGCGTCTACGAGTGGCATGGCTGGGAAGGGGAATATGAGAGCACGTCGAATGAAGCAACAAATGCTCCGTATAAAGTTTTCACAGGCCCGAAGAAGGGTCCGTTGACGCTAGTTCTCAGCGGTACGATTGACGATAGAAATGCTACCAAGCAAGGACAATGGAACTATCTGGGCATGATTCATGCCGACGCTGGAGATCAGGTCAACATTGTTCTCTACAGTTATGGGGCTGATGAGACAGTGATTGCTGATGCCTTCAAACTCGAATACAGCGGTCAGTTCAGACCAACAGCCGCCGGTGGTGGGTATGCTCCGGCCTATACAGGCACCGGATCCAGAAAGATTGCTGTCTTGACGTCTGACTACATGGATTCTTCTGGGATTCCGTGGCTCCATCTTACGACTGGAGGAATGGTTCTCATCCTTGGGTCATACATCGATCAGACAGACTTGATGACAATCGAATACAAGTTGGATTGGGATGATGGTGGTCAACAAACTACCGGCTGGATGGATCTCTTTGGAACGAGTTGGTTCACAGCGTCAGATGGAAGACCTTCCTTCTACAACACGGGGAATGCCGTGGATGAAACAAGGATTGGTATCGAACGTCTTGATGATGATTCGGCTATCACGAGATCTGAGTTTTACATTCTTGGGTTTGACCCAAAATGGGGTCTATGGGAAGCGGGCATCAAGAACAAGTATGCATGGTGTCCAGGGTACTACGCAGGTGAAGCCGGGTCCTGTGACTCTTTGACCAAGTTCGGAGAGTACTGGGTGTCGTCTACAAGCGAGGCTCTAGCGCCATTTCGTTGGTGGGCTGATTCAGACACAGATTGGATAAACCCAGGCAACGTTGTTGGCGATGGAATCAACGAATACTTCGTCTCTTTCAAGATCTCTGAGCCAAATGGCGAGACCGGGGTTGCAACCATGAGGGTCTTCAAGTGAACACAGATCGGATTGTTGCTGTCTGGTCATCCATGTGGCTGAGACAGTATCCAGGTGAGAAGCTGGAGATGCCGTTGCCGGCGTCCCTCAAAGAGTTTCTCGTGGAGGCCATGAACGATGACGAGATACAGGGATGGGTACTCAGAGAGATCGATCGAAGATATCGAAGCAGCCAGGGAGAGACGAGAAAGGAGATTACTAGCTCTGCCGAGACGCAGAGAAATGATCGATCACCTCCGGAAGCTGTGGGATCAGATTCCGGAAACAGAGAAGGCCGAGAAGAGGATCCAGTACCTGGGTGCTCTCATGATTGTCGAAGATCCAAGAGCAAGCGTGGCTCAGCTACGTGAGGCCACCAAGATGATCGGAGAACTGGTCGGCCTGTATCGTCAGAAGATCGATCTCACGGCCATCAGGGATGATAGCGAGCTGGATCAGACAAAGCTCATCGATGACCTTGCGGCCCTCCCGGACAACATGAAGCAGGCCATTGTGGAGAGGATGACAAATGACGGGCAGGAAAGTAGCGAGTGAACTGAACATCAACTTCTCGGTGATCATCAAGGCACTCCGAGAAGAAGCTGGGTTGAAACAATCCGAGGCAGCCAAGAAGGCCGGGATCAATCCGTCTTATCTTTGTCTCATTGAGACAGAGAAATGTGGCATCCCCTCAGAGCCCGTTCTTCAGTGCTTGGCCAAGGTCCTTGATGTGGATGGAGATTGGCTTTGCCTTGTGTCCGGGAGATGTCCTGATGACTTCATGCGGCGTTTTCTGAAGGATCCAAAGAAAGCCTGTGAGGTTGTCAGAGAATGTCTGTAAAGGACTTGGCAAGCCTTTCTGAGAGACTCCAACGATTGGCCTGGAAGGAAGCCAGGAAGGATCCATGTGTCTTTCTCAGGACATTCGTGAAGACCCTGGACGAGCATGACGCCATCACTCCTGTCAAGCGATTCCCCTATCTGCCCGTGTTTGAGCATCTCACGGCCAAGTGGCGAGATCTTCTTCCAGGACAGCACCTCATCATCGCCAAGTCCAGACAACTCATGGCATCCTGGTGGGCCATTGCCATGGTTCTCCACGAATTGATGTCGAAGCCTGGCCGGCTCGTCGGGGTAGTTTCCAAAAAGGAGAGTGATGCGGCCAAGCTCATCGGGGAGACCAGGATGGGCGTGATTGCGAGAAACCTGCCATATTGGTTGCAAGAGTCCTATCCGATCGAGGAAACCAAGACGGCTGTTACTGTACGCCATGGAAGACGGGACCCGCCATCAGTATGCCTGGCAATGCCCCAGGGAGCCCACCAGGCCCGAATGCACACGTTCTCCATGCTGTTCTTCGATGAGGCTGCTTTTCAGGATGCTCTCGAAGATGCCATCGTAGGGGCTAAGCCTACGCTCCATGGAGGTGGGAGGCTCCTGGTGGTTTCATCGGCATCTCCTGGTACGTTCGAGGATATATGGCGAGGTAAGTGGGGTGGTCAGTAGAGCGCGAAGGAAGCACCGAAAGCATGTGTACCGTATCCAGCCATGTTCCGTCTGTGGAGAAACTGTGGCAGCTCATCTCAACAGGGAAGAGATGTCCTGGTATCAGTACGATAAGGTTGGACGATCGTATACCAAACACAAACACCACATCGAATATATCGATCCATGGGAATTTGAGAAGCTGATGAAGCCGTATGTTGTGGTTCCGAAGTGGGTTGTTGATGGGAGGAAACGGAGATGAATACCGAGCTGATTCTTGAAGGGGATGACCTTCTCAGGGCCTGCTGGTTTCAAGATCCAAAGAAGAACTACTCAGAAGCAGAACATGTCTTTTTGGAAAGTGCCGAGAAAATCAAAAATGCCATGAGAGATGCTGGTGCAAAAATTCTCTCCGAGATGCCGAAAGACATGTTCAAAGAAAAACCAGTAAGGATTGTTGGTTCTGGTCCGACACATTCAGAAACAACCAGCATTTATGAATATGTTGAATCGGTTATAGGATGCAACGCGGCCCCGATGGAAAATCCTTCGCGTTATCACTATGGAGTAACCGGTGATCCTTCGATGTCTTTGGCAATCCTGAAAGATACGAGTCTCAGCGTGCCGTATTTCTTTAGAATGGATGAAGTCAGGACTGAAGAGGCTGTGAAGGCCATAAAGAGGATCAGGAGAAGAAGAAAGTACGTGACTCCTATCCTGGTAGACGAGCCTCTCGATTCTGTTCAGATAACGATGCACAATGGAGATCAATTTATTTCGAAGGCAAGAATGACAGGCACTGTGGCCATTATTGTTGCATGCTACTTTTCGTCTCCGATTATCACTCTTTCAGGTATCGATTATGTACCGTACTCGTCCACAAAGATGAGTCGGTATGATGTTACTCCATGGTATACTCCTCCTCCGACGCAAGATGAAAATACGGTCATGTTCCGTGGGTATGAGATACCTGCCCATTGGGAGATTGAAGTCCATACTACGGAGTATCTAGCCAAGCTCTACTACAACATGGGTCTTGGATCAATCATGCTGGCTAAGAGGGCTGGTGTTCTCAATCTGCCTTCATGGAGATAGACATGAAAGTTATCAATCTTGCCATCACCCCCTGTGCCGGGTCTCCAATCGATCTCAGCTCGGCTATCAATGATTATCTTGATGGATGGGAGTCAGAGCTGTACCAAGAAAAGGTCGCGTACAACGATGGGAGAGTCTTTGAAGGTGACATCAAACCATTGGATAGAGAAAATGTATGGGGCCAGATCAAAGATGCAGATGCCTTCATTCTTCACAATAATGGACCATGCCCACCGTGGGGTATGGGGTTCCAGGAACAATTACTTCCAGACGATAATCGTCCGAAGATCTGGGTGATTCATTCCCCCTACTACTGGTGGGATGCCACTTCATGGGGAAGGATGAAAAACGTTAGTCTTGTTACTTGGTGTGGTCTTCATTCCATTCTCTGGAAACGGAGCATGGCAATCCCTATCAATGCAATGCCGCAGATAATTAGGTGGGAAAAATATCTGGCAAAAGATCGAGATCGAGAAGGGCTTCCTGTTATTGTGTTTGCACCATCAACGAAGAGATGGCAAGATCCTTTCCATACCAAGGGATTTCCGATTGTTGATCGGCACCTGAAACAGCTAGAGGTTGACGGAAAGATTGACTACCATCTCGTTCACGGGAGAAGTCATCTTGAATGTTTGGAAGCAATATCTAAGGCTGATATCTGTATCGATGACATCATCACCGGAGAATACCATAGAGTCTTCCTCGAGTCCTGCGCCAGTGGGGTCATGGCAGTCACTGGCATGACGTCTGAAGTGAAGTCTACCATGGCAAGATGTATTGGATGCCAGATGGATGAGATCCCAGGAATCAGGCTCAACCCAAGGTCGTTCATCAACTGCTTTGAGTCGATCGTAAAAGACCGAGAAATGACGAGGAAGTATGGACAGCAAGGACGCCGATTTATTGAAGAGCATTGGCATCCAGCCAAGATCATCGAGCGATTCGTCCGGCCCCTCCTTGAGCGATCTGGGAAAGTCTGTCAAGCACGAGTACCATGACGTACCTGGATACTGGGAAGAAGAATTTCCGAACGGATGGGTTTCCGTCTGGTACCACTACTCATCACACCCGGATAAGAGATCTCCTGAGTGGAAGGCTGAGATGTCCAAAGGCTACCCTGGAGGAGTCAATGGCTCCCCATGGATGGCCGAGATGGAGATCGACTTCGGGGCTAGGTCTGGGTCCCTTGTCTGTCCCTCCTGGAGACGTGAAGTACATCTGGTCAAGCCGTTCGATCTGAATCCTGACTGGCCTCGCTATAGGGCTATCGATCCAGGTCTTCACAACCCCTTTGCCTGCCTGTGGGGATGCCTCAGCCCGGACAAGATTCTCTACCTCTACCGAGAGCACTACAAGGCTGGTTGGACCATCAGCCAGCACGCTCAGTACATCCGAGGAGCTACTGGGAGGGAAAGGATAGACTGGACCGTTATCGACCCTTCTGCCACGGCCAGAACCCTTGCATCACCCCGTTCAATTAGTGATCAACTAGCAGAACAAGGAATCATCTGTGTCCCTGGGGACAATCGCATCGAGGATGGCCTGGAAGCCATCAATGAGTGGCTTCTGGTCAAAGACGTGGGTCTTCCCAATGTCCTCGTTTTCGACAATCTCCATCACTTCATCAGCGAGATTGAGGGCTATCGGTTTGAGATCCAGACCCCCGAACAGGCAGCCCACCGGGACCCCAGGGAAATTCCCATAAAGAAAAATGACCATCTCATGGACGCATTTAGGTATATGATTATGTCTATGCCCGAGTATTCCAAGACGGCAAGGATGATCGGGATCAAGAAGCTGAGCCACGTCGATCGAGCCATGAGGCAGATCAAGAGGACGAGAGGCCCAGAAGATGACGACGACCTTTCAAACTAGGAGATCGGAATGGCTGCCGCGACCATGACTTACTCGATGACGAGCCGGACCGCCTTTGGGGACCGCTTTGTCTGGATCGGGACCATAACTCCAACGGATACCTATGCCACTGGCGGGATTGCAGTCGATGTGCCGGCCATCTTTGGCATGAGGACCATCAACTTCATCCTTTGCGAGTATGGAGCCTACAGGCTCCACTACAATGTGGCTACGGGTAAGATCCAGATCTATACTTTCACGACAACCAGTACAGCCCAGCCGGCTGTGGCTGATGCCATCGAGGAGCTGGACAATTCCACGGACCTGACCAATCTTGGGGCCATTCCGGTCATGGTGATTGGCCAGTGACATCACCAGGTGAGATTCAGACCAGTACAGATGAGGTTCTCAGAGAGATCCGGGACTTGCTCAGGCAGATCTTGGCAGAGATCCGGATGTCTTTGCATCTCATGACGGAGGGGTTCAACGAGGACCTCTCCGGAGAGGATGAGGAGGATGGCGGGTGAGAATTGAAGGCAATAGCGGCAACAAGCTCGAGGTGGACTCAGGGAAGCGTGCTTGGGTCGAGGCCACGGTCATACCCATGACGGCTTTTTACTGCCGTGACGGGCTGGCCTATGTTGTCACGATGGCTGACGACGGACTGGTGACACTTCCAGCGGCCTTGGGTCATATGCTCTACCTGAAAAACACGGGCTCGCTGTCTGAGTTTCACATCCAGAAGATCTGGGCCACGTCCGATTCTGCCGCCACCTATACCAATGTCCAGGTTGGAGCTTCTGGGGCTCCAACTGGTGACAATACATCTGACCAAGTATTCTCCTTGAGATCTGGAGACACGGCCACTCCTGATTGTCTTGCCGAGATCTGGGATGCTACCGGAACTGGTATCACAGGACTGACAGCAGGATCAATCATCAAGACATTCGGTCACGCTGCCGGTTATCATGAGCTTGCCATCGATGGTGGCATTATACTCAGGCCTGGGGCGGCATTGCTCCTTGAGGCGACCGATGGTGCTGGGGCGGCAAGTTATGCTTGTGGGGTTGAGTTTGTCGAGGTGAAGAAGTGATTCCTCTTCCTGACAAAACAGCGATGCCTGCGGAATACAAGGCAACTCTTTGTCTGAATGTTCTGGAGGCTATCCCTTCATTTCTTTCCACTACAGACAAACAATCTCTAGCTCCTGATTCTGGAACGATGTGGGACAGGGCCATGGATCTCTACAACAAGGCAGTCAAGGCATTGATTGCCGAAATCGCGGGGTTGTGACATGGGATTTCCGGTCAACATCAATAGTGTCGATGGTGACTACAGATGTGATCCGTCTGCAGGAGGCGTCCTTCCCGTGGGGCTTACGGGAGATACGCTCGAAAACCTTGGCCAAGCATCCACTATCAGAATGCCATATCTTGATCTATTCAAGAATGGTGGATCGTCTGACATGAGGGTCAATGGATCTGTCACCCCGGTTGTTTTCTCTATTGATGCAACCTCGTTGAAGGTGATTCTTGTCAAGCGTGTTGTCTTCATCATGATCTCTACCCAGGCAAGTACAATTGCTGGCGAAGGAGCCATGTTTGGTGGTATGGGAGCTGCGATCACGAATGGTCTTGAATTTGAGGCATCCATTGGTGGCGTAACTTACAACATTGCCAACAGCTCGACAATCCCGATCAAGAAGATTGAGGATTTTGTATCTGCTGGATTTTCACAGAACATGGTGGCAAATTGGCAGCAGACAGGCACGGATTATTGTGCCTTCACATTCGACTTTTCTGAACCTATCCAATTATGGTCGGGAACTTCTGACAAACTCATCTGGCGCGTGAACGATAACCTTCCAGCCATCAACTTCACGACTCTCAAGGCCATTGCTATCGGAATGCAGGAGGTTCATACCTAATGCCCGTTGCAGGATCCATTGAGAGAGTGCCTTTCTGGTTCATCAGAGATGGTGACGGCGTACCGTATTTGTCTGTCTATCTTCGTATCAGAAAGGAATCTACTGGACAGTACCTGCAACTTGATGGCCTGTCATTCGGATCCATAGCTGCTGACATCTTGATGACAGAGGCTGATCCGTCAGGGATGCCTGGGTACTATTACTATCTCTTTGACCAGGGCACGTCAGACCCAAACTCCGGGAAGGAGACATACACACTGAGATTCAGTGTCTATACAAGCTCTGGTATCAACGAGGAAACGTTCCGGCAGATCACCTTTGAGGCCGGAGGATCAGCGGCAGCTATCACCAGCGAGGACTTCGGAGGTATGATAGTCAGATCCACCTATGATCGGTCTTCTCGTGGCTACAAGCCTCTGTTCAAGGACTCCGTTGGCATGACAAGGCTGAATAGGACCAAGAAGCTCATTTCCAATCAGAGGGAAACCAGGAACCCACTTCAGGGCGCGGCCGAACAGGCTGGTGGGATGAACAAGGCGGTGTAAGGTGCCAAGCAAGTCTGAAAAACAAGCCAGAACCATGAGGGCGGCTGCTCACGACAAGACCTTTGCTAAGAAGATGGGCATACCACAGAAGGTTGCCAGGGAGTTTGTTGCCGCAGATGAAGCCAAGTCTCATGGTAAATCAAAAGCACATGGTGGAAAGCACAAGGGGAAGAAGTGATGGAAGAGTTATTGAAGGCCTATCTTCCATCGATGCTCCTCTTTGTTGTGCTTTGTATCATGCTCTGGAAGAACAGCGTCAACACAAAGAACATCCTGGACTACTACGGAAACCAGCTCGAGGCAGAGAAGGCTTCAAGGCTACTCATGCAAAGACGATCGGATGAGATCATCTCTGACAAAGAGGAAACTATCAAGGAGCTGAATATGAGGTTTTACTCCTTGATTACACAGATGCCCTCCATGAGAGTAACTCATGCGGGTGGAAACGGGCAGAGCAAAGAACCCGTAGCCACCGAGGAAGAGATGGAGCCAATGATGGCTGACGCGACCATGAGTGCCTCAGAATATCCGGACGGGAGTTGAGCATGGGGCAACATACAGAGAGAGTCATCTTTGCCGGGAAGATGTTTCACTACGGATTTGAGGTTATTGATCTCGGATCCGCATCGACAGTGGATGTCACTTTTTCGACAGCCTACAACTTCACTCCGGCAATCTATGTGGTCACTCCAAGAGGCGCTGCTGGCACCTACAGTCATCAGAATGAATCTGCTGGAGGCTTCCAGATCGTGGTGTCGAGCGAAACGGATGCCGACTTTCAGAGTAAGAAGATTCCTCTCTTCTTCTTCTGCCATGAGAGGTAAGTATGCCTGTCACTCCGACAGTCGTTGTTGAGAAGAACAAGCAGAAGCGGCAGCTCAAGCGGTCGTCATACCAGCCATCCAGGGATGACATTGCAGCGACTACCTTCATCGATGAGAGGATTGTTCCGGCTCTTGCTTCTGCCAGAGCTTACCATAAGCAATGGTTCATCTCGGCTGCCTTCTTGGCTGGGTATCAGTTCCATAAGTGGTCAGACTATTATGGTGGTTTGATCTACGCTTCCAATGTCCCTCGCTGGAGAGTCCGTCAGCCTTTCAATAAGATCATCGAGTATGTCGAGACCAGACAGAGTACCCTCATGTCCTTCATGCCTGAGATGAGAGTCAGGCCCAAGAGGAATGATGAGGACAGCATCAGATCTGCCATGCTAGGGGACAACCTTCTCAAGTCAGCCTGGGAAGAGCAGAACATGGATGAGATCCAACATGATTTCATCCGGTATCTAGTTACCCTTGGGAATGGGTTTCTCAAGGTTACCTGGGATGCTGACGCTGGAGAAACAGTCAAGATCCCCATGGGTGATCCAAGGACTGGAGAACAAGCTTATGACAAAGACTATAATCCAGTCTTCATTGAGGCTTCAGAAGGCAACATAAGAACAGAGGTGATCTCTCCTCACAACATCATCTTACCGGAAGTCCCAAGATGGGGAGATGTGACCTGGATCGGTCAACAAACAGAGAGACCTCTGTCATGGGTTGGAATCAACTATCCGATGATCTACGACTACATCGGAGAGGCCGATCTCAATCATGGCTATGCGGATGACAAGTACGAACGAAGCCTGATGAACCTCGTTGGACCATCGGGTTACAAGTTTGGTATCCAGGAATCTGATGAGGGAACCGTCACTGTCACGGAATTCTGGTCTTTGCCTGATGGAGATCCGGACTTCCCCAATGGTCGAAAGATTGTCAGGATTGGCAGTGTCATCGCGGAGAATGATGAGAATCCATATGGAGATATTCCGTATGTCCATGTGGCTGATATTCTCATTCCTGGTAGAATTCTGGGTCAGGGCATACCTGAGCATCTCATACCGGAGCAGAAGGTCCTCAACCGGGTGATCGGGAAGTTTGTTGAGTGTCTCATTCTTCACGGTCAGCCGAAGATGACTGTTCCAACATTGGCGGGTATTCCAGACAGCGCATTGACATCAGAACCGGATGAAAGACTGGAATATCACGGACCTACTCCTCCTGCCTACATGAACCCACCACCTTTTGCCCAGGAAGCGTACAACTGGGCTCTCATGAGGACGATGGAGGCAATGGACCACACGTCCATATCGTTCTCAGCTTCTCGAGGAATGGCTCAACAGAGCATGTCGGGTATTGCCTTGGCCCAGATCATTGAGCGTGACGTTCAGGACATGACACCGGTCAGCAAGCGTCTGGCCAATGGTTACAAGCGGTGGGGATCGCTGGTTCTGAGACGATATGAGCAGTTTGTTGGCACGCAGAGGCTCATGCGTTGGATGGGTCCGAACAAGAGGTGGGAGGTTCAAGCCTGGACTGGGGCCGATATCGATGGTCACCATGATGTCTATGTGGATCCTTCATCGGCTGTACCGAAGAACAAGGCCCTGGCTCTGACCTGGGTCAAGGAACTTGTGGCTTCTGGGATCAAGAACCCCATGGATCCACAGGACCGCGCCTGGATCCATAAGTTCCTTCAGATCGAAGATACTACCCTCGACCAGGATATGGGTGAGGTTGATGAGCGTTTGGCCAGACAGGAAAACCAGGCCCTCCAGAACGGCTTTCCTGTGAGGCCGGCACTCTGGCACGAGAATCACAACATGCACATCGGCATTCATCGTACGGCGATGCAGACGGACTCCTTCAGGGACAATCCGATGATTCTCCAGATGGCAGAGCAACATCTGCAGTCGCACTACATGTATTTGATGCCGATGATGGGCCAAGGTTCACCTCAGTACGAGAAGCCTGGCCAAGGAGGAAAACGACAGGACCGATCTGTCAAACCAGGAGAAAGCAACCCATCAGGCGCAGTTCCAGGGGCCGCCCCGGCTCCAGGACCTGTTGGTCCTATGCCCACGGGGCCAGGTGCTTCGATGGATATGTTTTTGGGCGCAAACGAATAGGGACCAACCGGAAGGAGTCCCTGATTTCTTGGACCAACCCGAAAGGAGTGTCTGATGGCCAGAAACCCAAAGATCGTTGCAGAGGAGAACGAGAAGATTGCTGCCTTGGAGGCTGTAGAGGCCGGTGAAGCTGATGAAATTGACGAGGAGGAGTCCGAAGAGGAGCCGACCACCCAGGTAGACGAGCCTGAAAAGGCGAACGTCTTCGGAGTCGAGCTGACCAAACAGGACTTTGATGAGCTCGTCAAGGCCAGAGATAACCTCAATGGCATGGTTGCGGCGCATACCCGGAGAAGCCAAGAGCTTGCCGACGATCGCCGTGCCCTTGAGCGAGAGCGGTCTGAGATCCAGGAGAGACTACGTGAAGTTGATCACATCAGGGAGATTGCCAAAGCCGGTGGGCCGGAAGCTGTTTCAGCATACCTTTCCGGCGAGGAACTTCCCGATGAGGTCAAACTCACAACCGACCTGAAAGATATCCGGCAGCGACTTGACAGGCTCGATGAACGAGAGAGCGCCAAGTCTCAGAGTGATGCTATCGCCGAGGTAAGGCACTTCGTGAGAAGCCTTGTCAATGGTGAGAAGATCTTCAATGGAACGGAAGACTTTGTAACTTCCGAGGTTCAGGGGATCTTGTTCACCCTTCCAAACTCCGAAGTAAACGAGACAAACTGGAGAGAAAAGGCCAAGGAAATCGTCTCGAAGAAGGCTGAGATCCAGGAGAAGATCATTCGGGATCGGCTGGATGAAATTATTGGCAAGACGAACAAAGGACGGAAAGCGACAGTTCCACCATCCTCTGGTGCCCCGGCTCCAAGACCAAAGCCAAAGGGTGAGGTCAAACATCACTGGGTCAAGGGCATGGAAAACAAGGAAGTTGACTTCGGTGCCTACGAAATGAAGGCTGAGAAGTGGCTTAGAGAGGTTGGTGGCCTGCCGTAACGGAGGCTTAATTGGCCAGCACTCTTTCGACTTTTGATGCTGTTCTGAAAGAGGTCTACACCATCGGTATTGTAGACCAGTTGAACAGCAAGGTCACCGCGATGAACCTTCTTGACAAGAAGGATGATCCTGGTGGTCGGTATTTGAGAGTACCGGTCCGTAAGGGCCGAAATCAGGGTCATGGTGCGATTTCCAGTACGGGCACGATTGCCGCGGCTGGATCTCAGCAGTATGACGAAGTGAAGGTCCCGCCCAAGTATCACTATGGGCAGATCAAGATTCGCAAGGAGGTCATTGAGCAGAGCAAGGCTTCGGCCGCTGCGTTTGCCAGGGCTGTCAATACTGAGATCGAGGGGCTTCCCACGGACATGCGTGATGATGCCAACCGAGAGTTTCTCAGTGATGGTTCAGGTAATCTCGCCCCTGGTGGAGTGACAACCTTTTCTGGCACGTCGATCGTTTTGACAAGCATTGGCGATGCCAGGAAATTTGGCGAGGACATGCTTCTCGACATTTGGGACAACGGTGGCGATGCGACTGATTCCACGGTAGACACGTTGCTCTATCAGGGAGTGCCTGTCACAGCCGTTGACCCTGACACCAAGACGATCACGGTCTCTGGGGTTTCTCTTTCGGGTACAGCCGCTCAGATCATGATCAACCGTTCTGGAGCGAGGGCTAGGGACATCCGTTATGAGACGCTTGGTATCGTTGCCGCCGTCGATGACGGGAACCCTTATCTCGCTACTTCAGCGAGCATCAGCTACGTTCAGGGAATCAACAGGACCTCGAATGGGTTCTATCGTTCTGTTGTTCTTTCCAACAGTGGAACCAACAGAGACATCTCTGACACGCTGATCCAGCAAGCTCTTGACTCCGCAAACATCCGAGGCGGTGGCAAGATCAACTTCTTCATCACTACGTTCGGTGTGCGTGATGCCTACGAGCAGACCCAGCTTCCTTTGAAGCGCTATCCCAACACAAATGTTCTCCCCGGAGGTTTCTCCGAGGACATCGACATGGGTGACTGGGTTCGTGGTCCTGGCAACACGCCGATTATCCCGGACAAGTATGCACCCCAGAACACCATGATTGGCGTGGACAAGAGGTATCTCTTCATTGCACGTCTGTCTGAGTGGGACTGGATGCAGGATGATGGTCAGATTCTCCACCTTTGCGCTAACAACGAGCCGGCGTACTTCGCGAACATGTTCTGCTTTTACGAGCTGATGATCACGAAACCGTCTGCCTGCGTGAAGATCGAGGATCTCAACGGCACGGATCCCGCGTAAGGAGGTATGAGTTGGCTACACCTACTGTGGCTGTTACTGCCGCGACTGCCTACGCGACAGGAAGTAGGCTTGTCATGGGCAGGATTACCGGGGTGGGTACCTACTCGTCTTCTTACGGGCATGGTATCCGCATTACTCCTGCCGATTTGGCCATGAGTAACATTCAGTTTTTCTTTGTCGGTGCTCCTGAGCCTTTGAATGGCTATTCGGCCATTGCTCATTTGGAGAACTGGCAGGACACTAACGGAGATTCAACAGGTCAATGGGTCATCAAATTGTATTCGTCAGCCAATACGGAAGTTGCTGTTGGCTACGATTGTTCCAATGTTGCGATGATGTCATTCTTCGCAATCGGTGACCCGTAACAACAATGGATGGGGGTCGGGCAACCGGCCCCCTTCTTATCATGATTTCTACAGAAGAACTGGAATTCTACGATCGCAACCATCCCTATGCGGCCATTGATGAGGAGATGCGTCGTAAGGATGATCAGCTACGCCTTGTCTTCAACCGAAGATGGAAGTTCTGGCAGGTTGTGAGAAGGATTTCCACGGTCCCAGCTACCTGGACTGATGTGATCAACAGCGTTTGGAGTGGCTTTGAGACCGTTCCTCGAGATCCAGGAATGTGGCTTCTTCACGCCATGTTTGACCATGGTATCCAGATCAAGACCAAGGAGGATGCCATCGAGTTCAGGCAGAGAAAGAACAAGATCAGAAACGAGAAAATCAGGCAGGAGAAGATCCAGAAGAGACGGACTGTCTATGAGATTGCCAAGGAGGCTTATCCGTCCATGGAGCGTGAGGTTGTGACTGTGGATGGGTTGAAGCGATGAAGTTCTCTCAGATCATCACCCAGGTCAACAACTTCCTTGGTCGCACCACATCGTCTCCAGGACTTTGGTCTGACGACGAGATCAAGGATGCTGTCAACAGTTCCCTTGATGATGCCGTTGCCGACATTGAGGAAGCCTACGAATACTACTTCCTTTCCTGGGCAGTGATCAGCGAGGTATCTGGAGAGTCCATCTATTCACTCCCGGACGACTGTAACAGAGTGGTTGAGCTTTCGAGACAGTCTTCTTCGTCAACGGACAAGCCATACTTCCTCAGCAAGATCGGATGGGCCACCCAGGAGCAGGAGTTCTACCAGTGGGTGAACTCTGTGCTCATCTCGAGTTATGGATTTGTTGCCGAGGCTTATCAGCAGATGGGCAACAAGATACGGCTGATCAATGCAAGTCAGGCTGGGAATCTCGGGACACTCATCATTGTCTTCACGAGGGACGTTCCTCACATAATTGATAACGATGAGACTCCAGCGATTCCCTCAAGGGATCATGGATTTCTTGTATGGCGTGCCCTCCAGTATCTCCTTCCCAAGGAGGAAGAGGGTGGTCCTAGAATGGACATGGTGAATCGTCTGGCTGACGAGAAGAGGATTCGGATGATTGCCAGCATCCGGAGCAAGAATGTTCAGGCACCGAAGCATATCAACTTCATCGATTCTGGAGGAATCTGATGGGTGTTACCAAGTGGGTCCATATCTGGAATGGATCGGATGGCGCAAACAGTGTGGCCACTGCATCTATTGATCTTGGAGCCGAAAAGTATGAGAACGCATTCATTCAGTTTGGAGTATCTCATCCTGCTGCAGGGCCGAGTCTCGGCACAGCAACTTATGCTGCTCTCAAGGCCGAGTTTCAGGCATTCGATGGTGGCCCGTGGTCAACCATGTTTGCTGGTTGGTTTTCCGCAGGTGGATCTGGATTGATGCTTTGTACACCTAGCATTATTGAGAATGCCGGCGGTCTTATCGCTCCTGTAAAAAACCACCCACTCATACTTCCGTTGATCTTTGTGAATGCGTTGAAAACAACTCCTGGTGCCACACTTGTATCTGGAACGCCTGTTGTTCCTACAATGGGCAACCAGAACATTCTTGATTTTGCCAGGAAGATGAGATTCCGATGGATTTCTGATGGCGCTATAGACACGGCTCCGAGCATCTGGGTTGGCCTTGTCAAGGCGAGGCACATGGTCTGATGGGCAATTGGTCTGACAACCAGAGTATCGTTCCGCTTGGCGGTCTGAACACGAAGGCCCCTCCAGATCTCATTGATGAGTCTGAAGCGGTTGAATTCGTCAACATCGATACCAGCAACATGACGATGAAGAAGCGAGGTGGCACTACCAGGGTGACACCTACGGCTCTTCCCATGTCATCCTTGGTTCTCGATCGCAAACATGCTCTGTCCATCAGCCATCACCCAATTGGGCAGTTGTCTGTTGATGGAGATCTCACTCTCACGGATTACTGGACCATCGAATGTGTGATTCGCATCGATGCCACGGATATTGGTTACCATGCCGTTGATGAGACAGGAATTGGATCAGATCCTGACCAGAATGGTGTGGTCAAGATGTCCTTGCTACAGAAGGGTGGTTTTGGTGGTGCTGGCAACTACCGGAACAACTACTACCTCTATGTCACTAATTCTGACAATGGTGGCAACACTCAGTCTCAAGCTCCTGGTGCCAGCGAGGGTTCAGAGGGGACATGGAAGGTCTGGCTGGACTACCATGAAACCGGGGGCACGGAGCGACACATTCACCCAACCGAATCGAGCCATGCCGGTGGATATGTTTCTCTGAACCCTGGCACCACTTATCACATTCTGGTCAGCAAGTACACAGCAGGCGTCAGTGATACTGTTAGCATCTGGGTCAATGGGCTGAAACATGGCCAGATTACCGGTGTCACTCTTGGAGCTATCAATTCTCCAAAGTCAAATTCGTTGAAGATTGGATGGCATGCCTACAACTCGTACTTCTACAACAGCTCCTACCCACAGTCTCGTCCGAGACGTCCGTTCATCGGCAGGATCTGCGAACTCAGAATCAGAAACAGTACGGGGATGAGAGATGTCAACATTTCGACATACTACTCAGATCTTGGCACGAGAGGATTGCTTTCAACGGACGATGCCGATTACACCCAGTTTGATGACGAGAGCGGGGGGCAGCTCTCTGTATGGTCGTCTCTCTCGGCCTACATCAGATTGAATGAAGGATCTGGAACACCGGCTTTCACCAAAGGATGTGGGAATCCTGCCGGGTCTGAGGTGGCAGTCTATTCCTACTACAAGACTTGCTCATGGGCTGATGGGATAGGGTCTGGGGATGCCTCGGTCAGGTTTGACGAAGGCATGAATGGCATCTTTGTGCCCAATGGAGCATCATACCGGGACCTTGGCCTATCAGGACTTGGAGAAGAGACCAGAGAGGTTCCAGACCTGTCTACCTACAGGATCAGATTTCACACCCCGAAGGAGTTTTTCGATGACTCGTCAGTCAGTGCGAACAACCCGCACAAGACCTTGATGTTTGCATCAACGGTGTCATTTGCGACCAAGGATACTCCGAACACCTACAATGCCACTGACAAGGCCAAGATCTGGTTCTGGCTTCGTCTGAGGCAGCACAGCACTGCAGGCGATCTAGAGTTGATTGTTGGGGACTATACCTCTGGAGGTACTCAGCGTTCCAGGAGCACGAGTCTAGGGCCTCTGACGGCCGACAAGGATTACTGTGCCATCTTCACCTTGGACTATACAGGCACTGATCCTGGTGGTGCTGATCCTTATGTCATCAAGCTCTGGGTCATCGAGGATCCAGAAGGAACACCGGTTGTCACCACGGCTACAAACACCAATGCTCTTGGCAAGCCAAAACCTGCTGTAGGTGATGACTATGTGAACAAGTATCCCATGTTCATCGGGGGATTACCGGTATCAACCGTGCCACTCGTGAAGGCATTGGATGAGGATGTTTCATTTTCAACAGAGGATCCCAACGCCATAGGTGCTGGTTGGGATTTCCAGGACAACACGGATCAGATCTCTGTGGATGAGGTTTCGATCTGGAATGACTTGGCGGTTTCTTCTGACAGCGAGGCCAAGGCCCTGGCCATCCCCTTGACTGGATATGTGATTTCGAGCTACGGATCGTCTCTGCTTTCTCATTGGGCATTTACCAAGGGCAGTGGCAACTTTGTTGAGGACAAGGGTGCTCTTGGGAATCATTTATCAGATTCTGTCTCGATTCTTGATGTCATCTCTGTGAACACATCGGAAGGCAGCAAATACTGGGGAATGAGAGAGTCTTTCTTTGCTGACAATGACATCCGATGGGGTACGGCTCTTGTTGACTACGAGACCAGCGGATCGATCCTTATGTTGAAGGATTATCGCAGGAGGGTCGGTACGAGATCTATTGTCGTGGGAGGTCCTGGTGGGCTCTACGTGGTTGATGAGTCTACCGGGGTATACAGCAAGATCTTTGATGGCTTCGCGGGAGCTTCAAACCACTGGCAGTCATTTGTCTTCGGAGACTATCTGTTTGCAATGACAGGAGGCAGTTCAGTTTTGAAGTTGGTTGGTGACGTGGGATTCTTCGCAGGGATTGATCCGCCGGTCTATCTTGCTGATGTTCCTGATATGGCACCAATTGCTGGTGTTGGTGTCATGTCGAAACGCATCAAGACTTATCTTATTGGTGGAAACCTTGAGAAGAGTAGCAGCTATCTCTACACCTTTACCTACTTCTCTGCATCATCTGCTGTCGAGAGTCCTCCTGGCCCTATCATGCAGGTGCAGACAGGAGGTGATCTGATAACAAATGGGGTCTTGTTTGGATGGGATGGAAGCATAGGCTCGGGATCTCATTTTTTCCCGAAGCCTACTGACAAGCAGGTCACTCATGTCAGGATGTATCGATCCGTTGCCGGTGGATCCACGTTATTTTTTGAGGAACAGTTTCCGATAGGGTCTGACGAATTCATCTCCATCAAGGCGGATTCTGATCTTGGTGATCCGATCGATGCTTTCTTCAACAACAAGCCTCCCAAGGTTACGATGGGAACGATCTATCGTGGGAGGGCATACTATTCCGGAAATCCTGACAACCCCCAGAGACTGTATGCCTCTAGGGTGGGATTCCCGGAGTATGTTCCAACCACGTACTTTGTGGATCTTGTTGATGACAATGGCAACGGTATTCCTGTTCGCATGATCAAGGCTTACCGAGACCGTATTGTTGTGGCTACGGATCAAGGAACGTATTTGGTGGTCGATCGGGGTGGGGACATATCTCTTGACTCTCCTCAAGATATGCCCATCTCGATCGTCCCCATTCAATTTGATGATGGGTGTGTTGGTAGATCGGCTGTCTGTGAGATTGGTGGCAGGGGGATTCTCTTTGCTGGTCAGAACAACATCTACTCGACCCAGGGAGAAGACATCTCTGACGTCAACGGCAAGATCCAGCCGACCTATGATGCATTCTCGGTCCAGAATGCTGATGCCTGGATTGCGGCTCACTGGAGGGAGAAGAAGTATGCCATCTTCGCAATATCCAGTGGTGGAGATACCACACTTGACCGATTCATCGTAGTCGAGTACGACAAACCCGGATTTGCTTTTGGAGTATGGGAGATTCCTGATTTCACTGTTGTGGCTCCGGTACGTAGATCGACAGATGACAAGGAGGAGATCTGGATTGGCGACGGGCTTGGGTATCTGTCCAAGTTCAATGAGTCTGCATGGGATGGGTACATCTCAGGTGCCACTTCTTCCGGCACCGCAACGGGTGGTAGTACAACCACCGCTATCCTCGGGACTGACCTGAGTGGATTGTCTGGAGACGGGGTGAGAGGTCTGCAGATTGCTGTTTTCCATGCCAGTGGAACACTTGAGAGACGAATCATCTATTCTCATTCCACGGTTGGTGGCAACACCACAGTGACGGTGTCTGAGGCATTCGACAACGCTGTGACTGCTGGAGACACATGGTTTCTTGGGCTTATCCGGTGGTCATGGGAGACCGGGTATCTGTTGCTTGGATCGACGGCAGAGAGGACAAAGAAGCTCCATCACTTGAACGTTGAGCAAGCTGTGCCGGCAACGTCTGGGTCCTATGTGTTTGGTTATGCATGGTTTGGAGAGAACTACAACGAGTTTGCCATGTCGAACCAGGTGGCCGCTCTCTCTCTTGGTCCTTTTTATGGATCTGGTACCAGGTTGAGTCTGAAGGCTTACGGTGAGACAAACACTCCGGCTGAGATCAAGTATGTTGATCTCGGTTTCTTCGTGAAGGCAAGGCGGAACTACGCATGAGCCCGATCAATCAAACCGGGAAACCTCACATCATTGTTCCTCCTGCTCCACCACCTCCAGGGAGGTCTTACAACTTGCCCATAACTCAGATAACTTCAAGGGTATCCCAGTTTGGAACCCCGATGGGGGCTGACAGGGTTACCAGACCAAAGGATCCGATAGAGTCGAAGCGACATGAAGACTTGAGGGTAGACCTGGATGCTTTGCAGCAGGCTATCGAGCTGGTCAATGCCTACGGAGCCCCAGCATTTCCTTCCTACGTGCTCAAGGCTGGTCAGTTTGACGGGACAGTATCTGGGTGGAAGTACAAGAAGATCGAGCACAACCTCGGGTTTACGCCCGACAGGTGGATTCTCTCTGATGCCAATTCTCCTGGGTGGGGTGATATCTTTGCCCTGAAGGGGACATTTGGTGGGACAACCTTTTCGTGGTCTGATGTGGCTGTCTACATGGCATGGCCTGATGGTGGTACGTTCGATACTGCTGGTGGCCATGTCAGGCTTACTTTCTTCAGAGGCTCATCATGAGTAACAGATGGACTGGGGCGGGCATTGGTAGCCTGATAGGAGGGCCAGGTGGTGCAGCTCTCGGATATTACGCTGGCAGCCGCTTTGGCGGAGGTGGAGACAATGGTCAGGAAGGGGTTGGTTTTGGTTCTTACAAGCAGAGGAAGAATGCCAGCAATCAATACTGGTACAACATGGGTGGTGCTCCTCCACCTCAATGGGCCAGTGGTTCTGACTTCATGTCTCAGTTGAGGAGTGATCCAGGCAACTTTGGAGTAGCCGGATATCCTCACTGGCTTCAGTTCATGGGAGCTGCCCAGAATGCCGCCTTGAACAATCCTGTGCTCTCTGGTGTCAGGGGCGAATATCAGGGCAACAACATCGAGAACAAGATGAGTTCGATTGCCAGGAACAACTTTGCCCAGGGTATGAGAGACGTGGCTGAGACGGCTAGTGGCGGGTATGCTGCCGGTAGAAGAGCCTTGGCAGATGCTTCGAACAGATCTGGTGGTGGTGGGTTTGGAGCCACGGCAGATCTGATCAACAGGTCCACAAACAGGCAGGCTGCCGCTGGGGCTCAGGCGGATTTGAGGAAGGCTCTCAGTGATGCTTTGAGTCAGTCCTATTTATCAGCTCTTGGTGCCAAGTCATCGTTTGGCTTCCAGGATGCTGGTCTTCAGAGTGGCATGTGGAGCAAGATGGCAGACATGATGATGAACGAGGTGTTGCAGAGGTACGCCATCAGCAAGAACAAGAATCCAAGTGGTTGGTCACAGTTTGCTGGTGGTCTTGGTCAGGGTCTTGGTGGGGCTGCTGGTGCTCTGATTGCGGCTGCCTGATCTGGGAGACTGGAGATGAGCAAGTTCTGGAATGCTTTCCTTGCCGGGGCTGGATCTGGTCTGGCTCAAGGATTCTTTGGCCAGATAGTAAAGAGTCGTGAGGATGAGAAGAAGCGTCTGGAACGAGAGAAGGAGAGGGAACAGGAGCATCGCTACCAGGAGAACATGGCTAACATTGAGTGGGCTAGCAAACGGGTTGAGAATGATCTCACTAGGCGCACTCAGATGGAAATTGAAAGGATGCGCGAGAAATCTCTTGGTCCTGGTAGAGCTGCTCAGGCTGAAGCTGCTCGTGCTTTGGCAGAAAAGTATCGGTCTTCGGCTACAGGTCGTCCCTCTCCCATGAGCAAGGAAGGTAAGCAAGTTGCTGACTACAACAACTTCTTGTCTGATCCGTCTACCAGGGCATGGGCAGACCAGTTGGACAGGATCATACGCACAGATTCTTATGGTGCTGTGGGTCCTTCTCCTTTTGGTGCCAGAAGCATGGATACCAGCGGTGTCGGCGCTGAGGCTCCTTCTGGGAGTCGTTCGAGGCTTGTTCCGTCAGCCCCTGATATACCTGTTAGCCCCAACATGTTCAGGGATTCGATTGATCGGCAGGTTCCACGGGAAGGTATCCAGCTTCCTCAGCTTCCAGGCAATGACATGAGGGACCAGCTTGGCGTTTTAGAACAGAAGCTCAGGGCCACAGGCCAGCATGAGGCTGCTAATGAGTTGCAGGGATTGATCCAGGTTCTCATGAACGGTCCTACGGATCCTGGATATCAGGAGGCTGCTAGCCGTCTTGAGGTCATCATGCAGGCCATGGGAGGTTGAGATGGGCTACCCCAATCAAGAGGTAGGTCTCCACAATCCTCTCGATGATGCCATTGTCAACATGATCAAGGAGAAGATGAAGGCCAGGGACAGGATATCCCATGCCAAGCAGGATGCCTTGCTTTCAGGGGTACCTGGTTTTGTTGATTCTGGGCTTTTCAGATCGATCGTCTCGGGAACCTATGGGATGACCAAGGGGGTTGGGGCTGAGCCCTTGTTGCCCGAGGATGTGCGAAAAACAGGTCGATATGAAGCCAAAAAGCATCCCATCATCTCTGGGGCGGCTGAGTTTGGGTCATGGCTCATTCCTGCTACTGTTGGAACCAAGGTTGTTGGCGGAGGGGCTCGGGCTTTAGGGGTAGGAGCCAATTTTCTGAGAGGTATGCTTGGTAGGACTGCCGTGGCTGCTGCAGGTGCTGGTGCTGCCGAGATGGCCAAGGAAGGTGTGAGGGCTGCTGTTGGTGAGAGCTACGTGCCGGCCAGGACCCAGATTTCTCAGCCGTTCCAGGACCCATATACCGAGTCAGACTTCCGTTCCTGGTACTCCGAGCTGGCCCAACAGTATGCGTTGCCTCCAGATCCAGATGCCCAGAAGTATGACTACCGGGCGCTCTGGTTTGACCTTTCTCGCGGGTGGACCCGCCCGGACGAAATCCCGACGCCAGGGTCTGACAAGCCATGGCCTCTCGACTACACGGTTGAGGGGCATCCTTTGTATGAGCAATCGGCTGGGGCCATGAGGCCGGCTGAGACGGCCACGGAGATTGGCAAGAACATCCTCAAGGCTGGCGGAACGACGGCAGCTACCATGGCAGTCATAGGCCCTCTCCATGAGGCTGCAGGAGCCCTTGGGGGGGCCGCTGTGAGGCGCTACCTCCCAGACGTGCTCCAGGAGCTGGCCTTCTCCAAGGTGGCCAGGAAGCTGATAACAGAACCCGCGCAGGCTGGCATGATCAACGTGGGGCTCCATGCCGCTCATGGCCAGACCGAGGACCTGCTCAGAGCCTATTTGGTTGGGCACATTGGTGGGGCTGTTTCGGGCATTGCTCCGTTCAGGAAGGACAATGCCAGGGATGAGGCAATCAGCGAGGCGATGGGAGATGCCATCAGGGAGGGGAGCCACAACGATGTCCTGATTGACCCGTTCTCAAAGGAAGGCAGGAAGGCTCTCAAGGATTCCGTCCAATCGCGGATAACTGTGGGTCCGAGGCGGTTGACTCCCAAGGAGCTTGGCACCTTGTATGAGGATGCCAGGGAGTTTCATTTCAAGGCTATGGAGGGCGGGGCTGCTGGGCTGAGGACGTCGATCGACGAATGGACTGGCAAGGCTCAGGCTGCCGAAGCCGCCAGACAGGAGGCTGTCAGGGCTTTTGAGGAGCACGAGGCCACCAAGCCTGAGAAGGGCAACAAGGCCAGCCAGGTCAAGTGGAAGCGCCGGTGGGTTGAACTGAAGAAGGCCAAGGAAGGTGCCGAGGAGAATATCAAGCAGGCCCATCAGGAGGTTGTTTCCGCCACCAAGACGCTCGACATGATGGCCAAGGAATCGGCCCGGATGGTCATTGCCTTGAAGGGCAACCGCCGTGCGGTTGAGTCTCTCCACACGATCGTAGGTGCTGACAGTGAGATGATCCGAAGTGCCTACGAGGGAACACCTTACGAGAGTCTGACCAAGCTGGTGGAAGGTGCCAGGGATCTGGCCGCGAGTGAGGTGGTAAAACCTGAACCAGTCCAGGAGCCCACACCGGAGGTTGAGGCCCAGGTAGCATGGCAGGCCAAGTTGGATGACCTTGGGGTAGAATTGGGCCAAATCCAGGGTCAAAAACCGCTTGCTGAACCGGATACGCCACATAAGGCTCGAGGATCGTCTCTAAGCAACGCTTTCTCTTTCTTGACCAATGGCACTGGGAGATCCAGAAAGTTCTCAGGTGACCAAGTTTCTGCCATCGGTGAACAGGTATCTGCCAAGCTGCCTCGTAGGGTACTTTCCAGGAAGATTCGGAAGAGAACTGAATGGGAGGTCCAGGCCAATATCGCCGAAGAAGGAAAGCCTGCCCACTGGCGTCCTGTTGCAAGAGTGAAAAACAGGACATTAGCCGAGGCTTTGGTCAATGCAGATCCTGCCACTATGGATAGGTTCTGGAGAGTGGCTCGATCCATTATTGGCAAAAGCGGCCGGAGCTATCGGGATCAAGCCAAGGTTGAGGCTGAGATTGACAAGCACCTGGAAAACAGGCCTCCGGACATGCCGGAAGAGATGGCCAAAGAGGCTGTCAGGATTGCCAAGGCTGTCAGAGCCAGGCAGAGGGGAGCCATAGATCCACCTTCTCTCAATGAGTTCATGGGAGCTATACGAGAGAAGCTCACCAGGGAGAAGGCTCTCCAGGCCGTGGAAGACAGGGTCCAGGCAGGGGATATATCAGCTTCCGAGCTGGCATCGATACGTGCCGCCAGAGCGGTATCGGACAAGGCTATGGCTGACTTCCAGGCCGAAACACAGTCCATGCCGGAGGGTACCAGGGTCCGTAGGGTATTTGCCATGACCGCTTGGCCGGCATCCAACCTGGCCCAGCGGCAAGAAAACATCGGAACACCCACCTTCAAGTTTCAGACGTACAGCAAGATCTTCAAACCAGTGACCGATTCCCTGGATGCCATGAACGTGGCCTACAAGAACATGATGTTCTCAAAGGTCAGGAACGGTATCTATCCCAGGCTGAAGAAGGCAGGTTTAGGAAAGCTCAATGCCTCTGATCGAGAGCAGCTTTTCAATGTTCTTGAAGGGGCCGTGGCTACAGGGTCCAAGGCTGACAATATCAAGGTCGTGGCTGCCGAGATGAGGAAAGTCCTTGATGAGCTGTTCGTACTCTTCAATGTCCCCAGGTACAGGAAAAACTACATCACCCACATGAGAGATGTTGGGATCCGGATTCAGCAAGAGATGGGTGATGTCACGGGAATCGAATTCAAGTACGAGAAGCCCAGATCAGAGATTGTGGCTGACTTCGTCCGTGATCCAGCCGAGATCATCGGAAAGTATGTTCGCGCCGGTCTGAAGAAACTCTACCTCAAGGATCCTGTTGCTGCTGCCAAGACCCAGGTCAGGATGATCCGGAATATTTCTGACAACTCTGGTAGGTACTGGCAGAATTTCCTCAACATGGCCACTGGATCGACCACTGAGTTTGAGCGCAGGATCAACGAATCTGTCCAAGCAATGGCACAGATGGTCAGAAATGTTACGGGGGCCAAGTGGGCCGCCCGAATGTCAGAAGATCCATACGCCGCCACGCGCGTATCATCCGCCCTGACACGGTTAGCTTATCTACGCTACCTCGGGTTCAAGCCCGCTTCGGCCCTCCGTAACCTTACCCAAACCAATCTGGCTCTCTCTGAATTGGGCTTCGCCAATGGGCTGAGAGCCCTGAAGCGAATCACTCGGGATGGATGGCTGCAGACCTTCTCTGAGATGAAGGATCTTGGGATTGGTTTGGATTACCTGGCTGGAATGGATCTTCCCACAGGTGCCGGTCATGTATCTCACGCCATCAACATGGCCTCGGATGTTTCACTGGCACTGTTCTCGTTTGCCGACTTGACCAACCGTGCTGTTACCTACAGAACTTCCATGGTGCGGTTTGAAGATGGCATGAAGAAGTACGCCAAGGCCACAGCTGCCGGTGACAGATCGGCCCTGGAGGCATTGGCCAGAAAGCTCCTACTCAAAGGAAGGACTCTGTCAGGCAAGACTACAGAACGACAGAGCAATGCTATTAGCCGGATGATCATGGGCAAGATCAAGGCGGGAGATGTCGAAGGGGCAGCCCATGACTATGCCAAATACTTCGTGGAGAAATGGCAGTTCCGCTACGGTAAGACTGGTACCCCTCAGATGTTCCAGAACAGCCTGGGAAGAATCATCGGGCAGTTCGGCACTTGGCCTATCTTCTATGCTCATGGCATGGCCAAGACGATCAAACCTGCCTTTGAGGGAGACATCGCAGCCCTGAAGACACCCATCTCATGGCTAGTTCAGTCAAACATGATCCTCATGGCAGGGGCCTGGATAGCTGGAGTGGATCTATCAAGCTGGTTTGGAGGTGATCTCTACAAGAAGCAGTTCACAATCGGAGATGAAGAGTTCTCCGTTGTTCCCCCGACCGGGCCTCTCAACTGGGGACCTGGTCCATTGACCAATCCCATCCTCGATCTCATGGACGGGGCCATCGCCATTGCATCCGGCCAGGATGAACGGTTGAGGTACGCAAGTCAGGACCTTGCCAGAAACCTGGCCGGAAACAACCCCCTTCTCGAGGTTGCGGAAGCCCTGGGAACCCCGGAAGCCCTTACAAGGGCGGTAGACACCTACCTGTCAGTCGGCGCTTCTGGAAACCTCATGGACCGTGAGGGAAAGACGGTCACCTTCCTGGAGGCCTATGACAAGGTGCTTCTCGCCATGGGATTCAAGCCCACGAAGGTGACCAAGGCGCTGAGAGATCGCGAGTCCGCTGACAGGGATCAGAGACTCCAGATCCAGCAGGAAAAGCGTACAGTCAGGACTCAAATCCAGCGAGATCTCGCGAGACAATCCTGGGTCAAGACGGCTGGCCCTGCTCAAGTCGCGGCGTTCATCAGGAACAACTACCCTACCGCGACATGGCTCATGAACCCGTCATCAATACGGAGCATCATGGCCAACATCCAAAAAACAACCGTCGAACGTGCTGAGGAAACCAATCGTCGGTACCTCAGAAATCCCAGGAACACGCAACTACGAGGAATGCTTAGGTGAGTAGGATCAAAGACAAGCTCAATGGGTGGTTGACTCCGAGTCTGTTTGGTATGGTCATCATCTCTATTGTCTCGGCATCTTGGATCATGACAACCCACACCTATGCCACGGTGATGGAGGTTCACAGGTCTGACATGGAGCAGTCCAAAGAACTGCTACACAATGCCAATGTCCAGGTGGCCCATGAGCTTGACTTGATCCACAAGGAGATTACCTCCCTGCATGAGTTGATCTTACGGAAGATCGGGGGATGAAGACCGACGCTTGATCTTGCCACTAAGCCTGCCCATGTTACGTTTGAATTCCAGATACTCGTCACATGAAGCACAATAGGTGGCATGGTTGTGAACGAGACATCCACACCGTTCACACCTCAAACGCACACCATCCTTACTCTGCTTTGGGCCACCAGGCTGGTTTCGCACCACACGCCTCGGGGGTTTCATCGGTAAATCGGTGATAGGGAGCATCCGTCCAGACTGTTTCTGCTCTGTATTCCCATCTTCCGTTTGATTGTTTTCTCCAGCACCAGAGTTCGATTCCTCTGGAGGGGGCGTCGTCCCATCGTCTGGCTTTTTCATTTCCGAGGATCTTTTCATAGTGAGCCTTCCTTTGTGCCCTGGTTGTCACCTGGATGGCTATCGCCCTGTCACAGTCCCAGGCAATCATGTCAGCAAACCCACCAAAATCTTTCCTGACACCTTTCTTGCCTTCCTTGTCGTCTTTGTTCGCGAATGACTGCCAATGCTGGGTGTTTTCGACAATCCATCCATTCTTCTCGAGAATCTCAGCCGTCTTCTTCCTCAGAGTCGAATCCTTCGTTCTGGTCATACATGGCCTCCTCTATGCCAGATCGTTCGAATGACACCACCACACCTTCCTCCTTGAGGAGACCAATGGCACCCTTGGGGTTACCCTCGACGAGCCTTCTCAAGGCTGAGGTTGCTGCCCCGCCATCGATCTTGCCATCTCTAGCCATGGACTCGATCGAGGTTGCCAGGGCATCAGATCGCATCTTGTGTAGCAAGCCACGATAGTTGCACATTCTCTTGCAGGCTTCCAGCCAGGCCCTGATAGTAACCTGGCCGGCCATATACCAGGCCTTTCCAGACGGATCTTTCCAGGACGAAGTCTGACCCATGAGGACAGCTTTACCAGCCCTGATAATGATCTCCTTGGGGAATGTGCATACTTCACCAAGCCATGTCATATCGTTTTTGAAGTTGCTTGGGTGATAACTTACATCGCTGTCCGTGTACTGTCTGGTCACCTTCTGGTAGCTCAACAGCCACCAATCCCAGAGCATCCGGATCAGATCTCCTGTAGGTTTCCATCGTTTCTTCTCGTCAGGCTCGGTGAACTTGATCACGTTGCAGGCCTTCCTGGCAGCAAGCTCGAACGGATCCTGTTCCTTTACATCTTTTCCCCACCATCGACCATACTTGCTCATGGAGATCTTCAAGGACTGGTTTTCCAGGTCGAACAGAAGTTTGGTCTTGTCCTTCCTTTTGACTTGTTTTTCATCCTCCCTTACTATCCAGAAGTGATTGATAGCCCCCATCGATAGGATTTCATCCAGTCTCTCCCAGGACAACCCAGTTGACTTACAGAGAGACCGATGTGAGATCTTCACAATGTGGGCCTCACAGATCGATCCCAAGAAGGTGGCCAGGTAGAGGAGGTCCCTCTCCTGGTCCTTCTCGAGACCGCAAGCCTGCACGTCTGCCAGGAGCTTAGACGGATCAGGCATGACATCAGAACGGAAGCTCAGGAGGATCAGAGATCTCAATGCCAACGCCCGCCTTGGACCGATCGACGTCTTCATATGCCATGAAGATCGGGTTGACGTAGATCTTATCTCCCTCAGGGCTTGCCTTCTCTTCTGTGGTCACTGTGGCGAAGATGCCTCTCAGATCTTCGCTATTGATCTCGCGCTCGCCGTCGAGCTGTTCTCCCAGGAGTCGGCAGAGGATAGCCTTGGTCCTGCGCATGGATGAATCGTTGTCCCATTCGAATCGAAGCCAGTCCCAGATTTCCCGGTGTTGGTACTCTCCTTCGGTGACCTTCCAAACCAATTTCCATCGGTCACCCTTGTCTCTTGACTCCTCCTGAACTGAATACAGGTAGCACCTGTAGGTTCCGGCCGGGACGCGAGGTTGGCTATCCCAAGATTTGTTGCTCCAGTTAGCTCTCTGCTTCGACATTAGATGTCTCCTTCCTGACTACCTGTGTGATGAGTTGACAGATTTCCTTGGCCTGAGCGTAGCTGAGATCTCCGGGGGATTGGACATTGGCTGCCTTGATGAGCTTGACCACTTCGGGGTCGGCCGTTGCTCCTCTATCGTGGTTGTACCAGTAGTCTTGGATATACTTGATTTGCATGTCAGCCGGCTTTCCGTTACCTTCCGTTGCAGGTGGTTTGTCTTCGATGGTTTCATCCTCTGGAACCTCGGTTATGGGCTTTGCCTTGGCTATCAGAATGTCTCCATACTTCCCGGCCAAGAAGTCAAAGTCATTGACCCATGTATGAGGAAGCTGACGAGTCCTGTCCTCCTGGGTCAGAACCATGTATTTCTCTTCCCTCCGGTACAACCTCAAGATAATATCGAAGGGATACTCTGTGTTTTTTTCACAGTCGTAGGTAGACCCGATGACCTGGGTATGGTTCCCGTCGGCATACTCCTTCTTTGCTCTGCATGTGACAACAACGTTCATATCCATCTCGATCAACAGGTTGATCAAGACCTGAAAGTCAGCCTTGATGGTCATCCAGTCCCTAACCTGGAAGTCATAAAACTCGATCTTGTGGCCGGCAGTTCCAGCCCGACGCTTGAGGAAGATGTCAGACCACTTCCTCTGCAAGGACTGCCAGTAGATGGTCAAGGGGTCGATCACCAAGGTCCGGTACTCGTGGTCATTTGTGGCCAGCCACCGGACGGCCTTGAGGGCTTCATCCCATGAGGTTGTCTTCATGACATCGAAGCCAAGCTCGCCGTAGTGATCTGTGCCATTTTCCATGTCGATGACGACGGCTTGAGGAAACTTGAGAGCGAACAGCGTCTTGCCTACCCCACTCTCACCCCACGCTAGGATCTTGAGACGTTTGTGGTACAACGATGCTTTCTGAAATGGGCTCTTCGGCATTGACTCTCCTCCAAGATGTGGAACAGTAAGCACAGTAGTTTTCAAGGGGAACACCATGGACGCAGCGAGACTGAAGTACCGCGTACCAATGAAATCCAAAGAAAATCATTCTCTCTTTCTTGTATTCATCTTTGGTCCACCTGCATGGAGACTCCAACAAAGGGTAGATCTTGGACTCAATATCAATCGGATTCTCTGGCATTGACCTTTCTCCATGTCTCAGAACAGTAGGAACAGGCCAGGTTGAGATCAGTGCCATGGGCACACCGAGATTGATTGATGGCTCCCCACAGGTAGCTATGAAGAATGGCCCTCTGATCACCCTGACGGTCATCAATCCATCTAGTGTGCATCATGATTTCAGGAGATAGAACAAACCCTCCATCATGAGGCTTCTGTTTTCTCACAGTCACATCCCACATCCTTCCTGGCCGAAGCCACCACCAAATGGGCAGAGCTTCCACCACCCACACCACTTTTCACCACACCACCATCCATTGGTGTTGGGCACGTAGGCATCAGACTGAACCATGGCACATACTCGACGGATCAGACCCATGGTCTGGTTTCTCTGAGTGGCGGTTCTGTTGGTTCTGATGCGAACGGCTTCTGGCTTCTTCTTCTTGACTACAACGTCAAGGCTGATTTCTGGGGATGGAGGAAGGCCCATCATCTCTCTGGCCAGGTCATAGATTGAGAGCTGCCAGTCGTGATCTACGTCGGCCTGGCTTGGAGCTCTGGCCTTGTGCTTGGTATCCCGAAGAGAGCCGTCCTGCTCCAGGAGATCAATATATCCACGGATGTTGAAGTCCTGGAGTTCGATTGCAAAGGCCGCCTCAACGGATGATGGTCTGACCTGTGGAGCAATGCCTCGCATGTAGGCTTCCACGAGCTGTACGCCCTGGTCCAAGGCCCCAGAGAAGGGCATAGCATCGAAGATGACTTGCTCCTTCTCACATCTTTGCTTCAGTTCGTTGGCAAAAAATTCCTGGGCCTGACTGACAGAAAACCCAGGTGATCCATCAATGACATGTTTGTAGTGCGTCTCGTAGGAAGCATGGGCCGCCCCTCCCTGGATCAGCACTATGGAGGGTGGCACGGGGCCAAACTCCTGATAGAGCTTGAGCTGGTACGGACAGCGGGTAGCCATGCCAACCCGGTTGGCACTCAAAGGAATCTTTTCCATGACTCTCCTCAGTGTTTTCTTGCCGCGATCGTATCTATGACAACCTTGGTCATAAACGCCAGAGATTGGAGTAGTTTCTCACGCTCCTTTCTACCTTTCCTATCCAGTTCAACGCTTTCCAGAGACAGCTTCATGAAGATGAGGCCAAGGTGGGCCATCTGTTCATCTTTCAGAAAAACCCTGGTCTTCTTTCCAAGCATGAGACTCTGGTTGGTTTGGTTGGTCCCATGATCCCACACCTCGAGTTGGACTTCCCTGAACGGTCCTAGTTCCCGAGGTGGTGACAGATCATAGACCATGATCCTTGCTCGAGATGAAACCGAGGGCAATCAAAATTCCGGCAATGGCTGTGTTCCAGTCAGGAACGGTTGCCGGGTTACCATCCAGGGCTGCACCGAGCTGTTGGATCATGACAATGATAGCTGTCCCGATTCCAAAGGCTGAGGTCTTCCAGTTGGTGAAGACAGCGTTTTTCACTTTCTCTCCCACGTTACGTCTCCTTATGACAGAGCGATGATGATTCCAAAGCAGACGAACATCAAGACACATGCAATCAGAAAAGACAAGGGGATAGGCTCCTGATTTCCCTGTCTTTTCATCATGATTTTGTCATGTGCCACACCATCCCCTCCCATCAAGTCTGATTCCCTCAATGGCGTAGTGGTAGGCTTCACGTACCTTCTTGACGGCTTCCCAGCTATCAGGCCCACATGGAACTTCATCAGCAATGGCGTTTATCATGATAATGGCAGCACATCTGATTACTTTGGCACTGTGTAACTGCCCATCATGCATGCCTTCAAACGCAAGTATCGAAAACAGTTCGTCTCCTTTTGTGATTCCTTCCATGACTTTTCCTCTCACTTGAAAATGACGGCAACGATACACGCCACGCCCACCATCACGCACGCCATGAACAGCCACATTGAGACCTTGGCGTCGAGAAGGTCACGACCCTGTCCTGACTGAAGAATCATGATCCATGCTCCTTTCCATACCAACCGCCACTTCAAGAGCAGCGCAAGCCTCGATGATCTGGTCGCGGATCTGCTGAAAGATCTCCAGTTCATGGGGATGAACCATCAAGGTGATTTCATTCCCATTCTTTCCGCAGATGTCAAACGCAAGAAAGTTGTGTTCTGTGAAATACTTCCACGACGCATGGTCAATGCCATAAAGATGTGCGATGAATGACACCTAACACCTCATTTCTGTAGCAGCAGGTGGCGGCGCGTCATGGCGTCAAACTTGCCATCTATGGCTAGACGCTTCGGCCTAATGGCAAGCGCTCCCATCCGCCACCTTGCTATGATATCGTTTACACCGTGTTATGCCTCGGCGTGGGCCGAGGAAGCATCTGCCCAGGGCCAGGCCCGTATATCCACCGGCACGGCGCGCACGGGCCCCATGGCACACCAAACAACCAGATCAGAAAGTAAATCATCAGGAAGACTCCTTGCGAGAATGCCAGTACTCGTCAACGTGACCCTGCTTGTAAGCCAGGTACCTTTCCAGTTCCTCCAGATACCCCTGCGTGTACCCCCTGCGCCGCGCCACCGGCCATACCGCCACGGCGCCGCACAACGCACAAGCCACACACAGAAAGATGATCTCGATCATGACTACACCTCCATGATCGCCTCGCGCCAGCGAGGGTTCGGTCTCTCTCTGCCGAGGACGTGCCCATAGGGGCCAGACCAGGAGTACCATATCCCATTTTTGTACTCTGGCTTGTTGGCATACCACCAGATCGCCCCGCTCTCGTCCTGAGCCACAACCGTGGCATGATCCGACACCGCAAGCCTCAATACCTCCTTGCGGTCATCCTCCGCGATCATCCGCACCTCGAGATTGATGATCTTCATCTCAGCAACCTCTCCGCCAGACCCAGCAAAACGCAATGATAATGGTCTCACTCATGATATTTTTCCAGCTCTTGTCCCAGATCGGAAAGAAGTTGTCCAGTCCTTGAGTGGTGAGCCCTAGCCTCAGTCAAAATGGATGCCATGGATTCTACCCCACTGGTTGTGGCCACTTGCCTCTTGGAGGCCATCTCGTCGGCATATCTTGTGGTTAGCAATTGCATGATGGATGATAAATTGGAATCTATTTTTGCTCTAGTCTTGATGGTGGCGATGGAGTTTATGACCGTTGAGTGATGACGGTTCAAATATCTGGCAATGTCTTTCAGGGTGTAACCCGTAACTCGTCTTGCCAACCAGCATACTAGATGTCTTGCTTCTGATGGACCGGGACTGTGATCATTGGCCATGATATCCTGCTTGGCAATCTTAGTTTCCTCGCTGACGGCAGTCACAATCCAATCCATGTTAGCTTTGATGTTCACTGGAGTATCTCCTCTTCATCGCGTCGTGGTGCACGCATAGTGGCTGTCCACCGGCATCTACCACGTAGTCGATGCAGTCAGGGCAGTACAGCTCCCCATCATCCGACGTATCCCAGCCATCCGATTCGGGATCGGTGCTAGTCGCGTCACAACGGGGGCAATCACGCCGTGTATTCTCCTCAGCCAAGCGGCACTTCGCGGACAAAGTATCGTTCTGTCGCGGCAAGCTTATTCGACTCGACCGTCACGTCTCCGTGCAGGTCCACCAGCCATAATCGAGACCCACTCCATCGGCCATCAAATGGCGTGGACGTGGCGTGCAGGGATTTGTCGGTACATGGAACCGCTACATCAGCCCCGGTCCTCTGCGACAGCCCCTCGTGTGCCACGACGTCTCGCGTGCCACCA